GATGGCTCGTGTTGCTATGGCTCTGGCCTTGTGGATTGGTGGAAGGAAGAAACTCCCGTTTTTGAAGTGGGAGATGAATGGTGATCCTGGTTTTGATTTTGGCAAGATAGTTGTTAAGCAGTTTTATTATCCGTACTATTACAGGGACGTGAAAGTTGGTAATATTAGGGATAAGAAAACTAAGAAGTATGGTTGGCACAACAATACAACATCTAAAGGTGAATTACTTAATGCGTATGATCGAGCGTTGGCGCATGGTGGTTATATCAACCATTCTATATTAGCACTTGGAGAAGCTAAGACTTACATCTACAATGATGATGGAAGTATTGGCCCGGCGTGTCTGGTAGAAGAAAGTAGTTCTGCTAAAAAGACACATGGTGACAGAACAATGGCAGATGCTTTAACAATAGAAGATAAATATTATAAGATGCGTAGTCGTGCAGAAGTATCTGAATCTCGTAATGATATGAGAACAGCGGCGGGGCGCAAGACTGCGTCGAAAAAGAAACGTGCTAAACCAGCAGGATGGAGATCGAAATTTGATTTTAGAGGATAAAGATGGCCGAATACTTCACACCAAACAAGTTTGCTCTTGCAGTTAAGCAGGGGTTTGAGAGGAATCGAAGACATCGCCGGGCACGAGCGATGTTTATTAAAGAATATGTAGGAAAATATTACGCCAGTGAATACGGCCTTACTGGTGATGAACCCATCAATTTAATATTCAATACGATTCGCGCAACAGTCCCGAATCTTGTAATGAAGAGTGGTATAAATAAAGTAGATACTGAGATAGTTGAGTACAAACAATATGCGTATTTGCTTGGTCTTGCACTGGACAAAGGTGATAAACAGATAAAATTCAAAGACACATTACGCGCTGCTATTGTTGATGCTTTTTTTATGATGGCTATTGCCAAAACTGGTTTAGCTGGTGGTGGGCAAATATTGAATTTTGGTGATATTTTTATTGATGAAGGCCAAGTATATACGGATCTCGTTGATTTTGATGATTTCACCACTGATCCATCGTGCAAAGATTATCGTAAAGCAGCTTTTATCGGTGACAGAAACAGGATCCCACGACAGATCTTATTGGATGATAATGAATTTGACCATGATCTTGTAGCAAAAATACCGAAATCAACTCATCCTAATGCCAGAGAGAAAATAGAGTCACTTACTCGAAAAAATATGAGTGATAGTGAAATGTATGAACTTCAGGATTTTGTAGATGTCGTAGAAATATTTGTTCCTGGGGCCAATGCGCTAATAACCATACCTGATCCATCACAAATAATTTTTTCTGAATATCTTGTCGCGCGTGATTATTACGGCCCAAAAGAAGGGCCGTATTCCATACTTGCTTTAACGCAACCTGTTCCTGGAAATCCATTCCCGGTAGCTCCTGTAGGAGTTCATTATGATCTGCACAGAATGGCCAATAAAATGATGGTCAAGCAAATGAATCAAGCTGATTGTGAAAAGAGTATTGCTGTTATAGATCCGGCTGGTGCAGATGAAGCTGAAGATATTAGAACTACTGAAGACGGTGGTACGGTGATGGGTAATCCTGACACTGTTAAGATAGTGACTTATGGCGGCAATAATCCGAAGAGTGAAGCTATGCTCCAACAGTGTCAGATCTGGCATAATTATATGTCAGGCAACCCAGATCAGATGTCTGGTTTAGTGTCCAATGCTGAATCAGCGACACAGGCTAATATCCTGCAAGCTAATGCGACTATTACTATCGAAGATTGTCGTGGTATGATCTATGATTTTGCAGCCGATACTGCCGGTAAAAGATTATGGTATTTACATACTGATCCGTTTATGGATATTATGCTTTCCAGAAGAAAACCGGGTGGTGAACATGAACAATTACATTTGACTCCTGAACAAAGAGATGGTGATTTTATTGATTATACATGTACGTTGAAAGCAAGATCAATGTCACGTCTTGATCCGGCTGTTAGGACTAAACGGATTATAGAATTCGGTACTAATATTTTGCAAAGTGTGATGAACTCTGCTATGATAGCGATGAATATGGGATTGCCGTTTAATGTTCAGACAGCATTAACAGACATTGCAGAAGAACAAGGTATCCTTGAAGATGTTCAGGATTGGTTCGATGATCCTGAATTTATGCAACGCATTCAGTTACGAATGGCATTGAATCCACAACCAGCAGGTAAAGCACAACCGGCACAAGGTGGCGGTATGTCGCAACAAACTAAAATACAATCTCCGTTTCAGGAGACGAAACAAATAGAACAGATAGGTGCAAACGAAAGTCAATCAGCAAGGACCTCAGAGCCGGGAGTATAATAATGGCAAAGAAAAGTAATTGGGTTTCCAGACTTAAAGGTAAAATAAAACGTAGATTTCGGGCAGAACAGAGAATGGCTAAAGAAACTGCCAGCAAAAAACGCTATGCCAAACATTATGCAAAAGCCGGACCGAGATATGCTATGACTTATGCTCAATGGAAAAAAGAAGGTGAAGAACCTGTATATTTTAAGGGTATTAGAAAATCGTCAGCCAAAGCCAGACTTAGAGAAGCCCGTGTTAGGAGATAAGATATGCCTCTCTATTCATTTGTATGTCCTAAGTGTGGTGCTAAAGATGAACGTGTACGTGCGATGCAGAACGCTGGCAAAATATGTAAATGCAGATGCGGTACTGATATGAATCGTGATTTTGCTGCTGATATACCTCATGCAGCTAATGATTATAAACGTGAAATTCATTCAGATTCTTTAGCTATAAGTCCATCACAGCGAGCAGAACATTTGAAAATATTTCCAAATATTAAATTGGATAATCAAAACCGTCCTGTGTTCGATAAGTTTTCTGAACATCAGAAATATCTTAATCAGTGTAATATTGTAAAGGAACGAAAGAAAATTAAACCGCGAGGAAAAAGAATAGCGTGAAACCTGAAATTACTTACCCTTCGAGAATTAACTCGAAGCAACTAATGAAAGGATAATAATATGAGGAAGTTTGCAGAAGCCGAGCAAGTCGCAGAAACAGAAGGCGATCACACAGAGAGTTTGAAAACACTTGATAAATCAGCGATTGAAGATCCAGATCTTGTTGCTGGTGTAGAAGATAAGTTATCACGATTGCAAAATCTTGATAAACTTACAAAAGGTGAAGATCTTAATAAGCTCGGAGATGAAGAAACGGCAGTTTCGGATGAGGATTCTGAAGATTCTACCCCTGAAGTTACGGATGACACTAACGTAGAGGAAGACGGTCAGGCAGAATTAGAAGAGGAATCAGATGGATCTACCCCGGAAGCGGAGAAGAAGGATGGCGATGTTGAGATACCGGATGCGTATGTCCGGGCTGCTATCCATCAAGGATGGGACCAAGAAGTTGTTGATGATTTGGTTAAAACTAATCCTGAATTAGCCAAAAAAGCACTTGAGAATTTATATTTGAGTACTAACAATGCGTCACGTGAGTGGTCGGCATTGGGGCGTGCGAAACTTGAACAGGATTACCAACAGGTTACTCAAACTGCGACTGAAGTAGTTGCACAAGAAGATCCTAAGACAGTAGCGTTGATTGCTAAATTGCGTAAAGAATATGCTGATGATCCATTAATCGAAGTTGTGATTAAGGATTTAGAGGCTAAACCTAAACCTATTCAGCAATCAGTTTCGCAACAGCAGCCTGTTCAGGGGCAAAAACAATATTATGAAACTGCTACAGCCCGTGCTAATGTAGCAGCCCACGCTGCTACTGATCAAAGGATTAACGTATTCTTTAGTGCTGATACTATGAAACCTTATGGAAAGTTCTATGGCAAACTTGAACTTGGTCAGATCCCAGAAGATCTTACTAATGGCCAACAGCAAAATAGATTAGCTGTTCTTGAAGAGACTGAATGTATAATTGCCGGACATTCTATAAGGGGCCAGAAAATTGAATTAGAGCAGGCTCTTGAGAAAGCTCATTTTATCGTTACTGAGCCTATTAGACAACAAGTTACACGTGATAATTTGAAAGCAACTGCCATGAAACGCAAGAAGAGTATGACACTAAGGCCGTCTGATAGTAAACGTTCAAGTGCCAGTATGAGGACTGAATCATCTAAACCAAGAAATCGTAGTGAATTGGAACTTGCTGTCGGACAAAAATTAGACAGTGTGTTCAAGAAGTAAAAAGGAATAAATTATGGCTGGAATAGCAAATGCAGATCTTATCGACCTGATCGCAACTACTCTGCCCCAGTTACCTGAGCAATATTTTGAGGTAACATGGACAAATAATGATTATGAAGCCTGTCGAATCTATCAGAGAGATCGGATGGAAGTAGACGGCGGGACTTCAATCAAGCGTAAGGTCATGTTTAGCCCGACTGGGAATGCTCGTTATCGGAGACTCTTCGATACTGACGATCCCGCTGTGTCGGATGTGATGACAGAGATTGACGTACCTTGGTGTCAGATAGGTACACATTATTCGTGGGATATTCTTGAGATCAAGCGTAATTCAAACTCTGCAAGAGGTTTCATTCGTTTGTTAGAAACCAGACGGATTGATGGTCTGTGGAGTCTTGCAGATCTAATCGAAGAGCGTTTCTGGAAAACTCCGGATAGTGCAACCGATGATTTGAATCCATACGGCGTACCGTATTACATTCAGATGTTAGATCGCACTTCAACGACCGCTGGTTTCTTTGGTCAATATGTTGTATACCAGGACGGCACCAGGAATCAGATATGCGCTGGTATCAATGCTGGTACTGAAACACGGTGGAAAAATTATGCAGCCACATATACTGCGGTTGATAATGCTTTGCTCAAGTCTTTCCGAACAGCATTTATGAAGACTAAGTTCAAAGCCCCGCTGATTCTTAATGATCCGGCACAGACGCGCAATGCGGCTAAGAGAGTTTATTGTAATGCTAATACTATCGTGGAGTTACAAGTGTTAGCTGATGCCAGAGATGATTTTCATCGTGGTAAAGATGTACTCGGTAATATCCGTATCGATGACGGTGCCACTGTGTACCTGAATCGTTTGCCGGTTAT